TTCGCTATCATGGACCACATCATTTCTGAGGGCCGTCGTCTCGCCGAAGGTGGTGAGTGGGCGCTAACTGACGACATACCTGATCTGACATATCAAGGTGAGCAAACAGCCCCTCAGGAAGAAGACTTACCCACGCTCACGCCTAAGACTGCCACGGAAACCGCGACTGAAGTTTTGAGACAGATTGGTCTTGACCCTGACGCTGAGCGGGCGATAGTCCGATTAGTTATGAGACAGATCACGAAAGAGATGGGACACACGAACGCGTCATTCAAGGATGCCCTCGCTCGAAATGACGCATTGTTAGCTAGGGACATTAAAGTTTGGGTTTCCGGCACTTTGAACGCGCGCGAACAGTCGCATGATGAGAAGAAGCGTACAGGCTTAGAGGAGCTAGCTACCAAGATTGCGATTATTGAGTCTCAGATTGAGTCAATAATGGACACACTCCGCGTCCAGAATGAGGCGCAAGGGAAAATAATCAGTGAAGCGATCAGCATTGTTAAAGACACCCGTCGCATAGCTGACGAAAACGAATCGGACTCCTCAACCGTCGCACGCCTCAAAGAGAGAGCTGACGAGCTCGCAACGACCACAGGAAAACTACAGGAACAGCTCACTAGTCTTCCAACGAAAACCGCGGCAAGGCCGCGTACTTTTAAAACATCCTTTTGGTAGCGTAAGTATCGTCCACATTGCGGTTGATTTAAAGAAACTAGGACAATACTTACAGTTCTTGTCCAATCTCTTCTCCTCTGATTCTAACACTCGCGGCACACTTCCTTCGAACGTTACACTACACTTACCTGACCAGTCGTCCCCCTCCGGCTTCCTACAATGGCGACTTCTTCTGGTACTCAGATCGACTTATGGAATGAGACAGGTGCCGAGGTCACCGGTGCAGCTCTTCGTAAAAGGTTTCCGGAGATCACCGCAGTACCACACGTGGTCCAAGTAGTCCTAACTGGCCCGGCTGGTCTCGCGTACCTGGCTTGGCAAATCCGGAAAACCACCGACAAAATGCTCATTGTGCGATGTCTAGCATCCGCTGTCGCATCTATCTTCCAGGACAAGCGGAATTTAACCGGGTCACCAACTACGCCGGTAGACTTAACTGGTATTGACCCAACTGGAAAA